TACATTTCAAGAGTATTTTTATCCGGATCAATGACAATGCGTTTCCCGTCAACAGATGTTTCTACTTTTCCGCGGAAAAATCCGCCCAAGGCTTCAACCACACCTCTGAACTTACCACCCAAGGCATAAATATAGCCACGAAGGAACGTATCGCCACCATGAGTGGCAACAAAGTTCGCCATATTCGCCCATTCCGTATCTGTGGGCTGGTAATCGGGGTCATTACGAAACCTCATCATGGTTCTAATAGCCTGTTCAAGTTTTCCTCCTGCCCAAAATGCTACATCATCATCATCATTGTATATGCCGCTAACTCCGGCTGTGACCTTTTGCATCTTACCATCCTTGTAGTTGCCCAGTTGAATCATATTGGCAAGAATCAGACCACCAAGAATATCCACAGAACCATCTTTGATCGCACTGGCGATATAATTGATTGACTGAAAACCGGCTGTTGCCTTGTCGTTATCCAAAATGGACGGTTTCCAGTCTGTGGCAATGGTTCCACGCTCTAATTGAAGATCACAAATGGTTGCGGTACCACTGAGCATGAAAATACCTGTACCGTTAAATGCGAACTTGAAAGTGTATCTTTGATAACCGGACGTAAGAGGCTGAGTTGTGCTGAAATCACCACACGAAACAGCCACAGACACACCTTTAGCTTTAAAGGATATAACATAATTTTCATTTTTAATCAAGGACACGGATTGGGACAAACTACCGATTGTAGCAGAGTACCCAGAGCCGGCAGCACTATCTGCGGATACGGTAGCCACACCCGTCCAATACTTTAATTGCTTGCTATATAATTCGGTATCAGCAGACAATTGAGTATCAGAGGACAATGTCTCACTTTCATAATCCCCGGTAAACCCGGAGTTACGCAACAGATTGACACTTCCAACAGCCGCATTGTCTATCGCATCCTGAGCCTTTTGGGCCAGATCGGCAGCCGCCTGTATCTCATCCGGCAAGCCTTCCATATTCTTCCACCCGGTAGATCCCTGCTCGATATGAAACATACCCTTGATATCCACACCGCTTTTCTGGCTATATCGAATATAGGTACTCTTATCCTTAGCGCCTATATAAGCGTCACCATACACATTGATATAGGCGTGTCCGGTAGACTTGTCGAAGCCCAGCCCGATAACTTCTTTCCCGGCAAGAGAGAAAGAGTTGATACCTTGATAGAAAATAATGGAAGGCGAAGTTTCATTAACAGACGAAAGGATTATAGCTGCCTGACGGGTGATATCCGTCAAGTGCCCAAGCCCGATGATATCATCACCGGCAGCCGGGACATCACTGTCCTTGTCGGCATTGGTTTTGCTCAAATCAATATAGTCAGATCCTACACCTGTCACCTCACGCCAATAGTAGCGGTTGGATACATTGTGGGATGTCCCTTCTTTTATATTAAATTCTTGGGCTAATGCTAATGTACCGACTGTAAATTCGTTATTGATTGCTACTCCATCAACTTCCGACAAAAAGAAACAACGGTAGCTCTCATCAAGTTCCTCCACACGGACACACTTCAATCCAGCCGGAGATATGATCTGTTCACCACCAACATGCGTTTTCTTTTTCACTTCAAGCTCGTCAAAAACAGCCTTAATCTTCACATACAAGCGGTCAACAACAGCTTGTGTCGTACCATCTTCCAATACAGTCCAACCACTACCGTTCTTACCCACCAAGAAACCTTTCAAAAAGGTTACAAGGTCAGCAAAGGTATTACCGGCAATTCCATCTGCATAACCTGCTTTGATTTTCTTACCATTGACCAAAAGATATTCGTCCACATAAGATATAAGCTGGAGCAGATCCAGATTCGTATGAGTGTGTCCAATACCTCCACCTTCAGCATAGTCTGTACTTATCTTATTCAGTACATAAGCAAAAATAGCACCTATATTCGTTGTCGCCCATTTCTCCGAAAACGGTTGCTGTACGGGGAACAACACCCCCTCGGACAAGGGCTGCGAAGGAAATTCAACTAACCGAGGGGGTATGGTAAAAGAATTCAAATCAGGTATATGGATATCCAGATTATCCGGAAGACTATCTGTTCGCTGTAGATTGAGCAGCGGGCGGGCATCCGCATATCTGTAAGTAAACGTATAAGATGAAGGAAGCTCCTTGTCCGTATAGGATGTATTGTCCTCTATCACTACAATCCGTCGCAAATAAGTCTGATTATATATATACTTCTGCTTCGACGGAAGGAAATCAACCAGCCATTGACGTTCACAATTGTCAAGATATCCGGTATTCTTCTGGTACTTACGTTCCGTATCCACCCTATATTCTTCAGATATATCATCTATCTCGGCAATATTATGAGTATGTTCTGCCAGGAAATCAAGCTGTCCGTAAGCCCGGAACGTATCCATACCTCCCAAGGAGTTTTCAAAAAGTATCCATTGCTCCTGCTCGGAAAGGATATTGCCCGCCACATAACGCTGCACATAAGTAAGACGGCTACCTGATCCATCCTCCACCCATACATCATAAAAAGAAGGAAGGCGGGATTCAAATAGTGCCATTATCACAGCATATTGCACAGGAATGGTATACGCCCGTTTCTCGCCCAATGTAGCCAGTTGTTTCACCTCTTCGGTCACTTTGCCTTCATCATCGGTAAAATAGGCCTTCACCTTTACATAGGAGGATATCACAGCATAATATGTCAAATACTCAGGAGAATAGTAAGTCACTTTCTTCACCTGTGGCTGCCAAGTTAGGAAATTAGCCTTCAAAAAAGTTTCGGCAGAGCCAGAGAAACGGTCTACCCCACAACGAAGCACACGAAATGTTATGTTCTTGTCGGCAATAACAGCCGTAAAATCAGCCGCCAGATCAGGCTGTTCATAAGGAGTTGTGATATCTTTCAGTAAAAAAGATAATTGGGATTCTACAATATCCCGTATATCAATCGTAACATAACCATCCGTACCGGGAGTATACACAGAAGACAATAGTCTAGTATTCCCTTTTGACACGGCAAAAGAGAAAGATTCCGCAGATTGGATGCGGAACTTCTCAATGTTACCGGACAGAGATAAAGCAGCAGGTTGATTCAGAATATTCATGCCTTTTGTTTTTTATTACAAAAATAACTTACCCGCAAATCTATAGAAAGGACAATCAATTATCTGCATTAGGAACGGCTTCCAACCAAAATGTATATAAAGCCCAATTCTGTGATATATATATACCAGCCGTATAGCACACATACATTTTCTTCCCTACCAAATCAGCAGTAGGTGGAGGTGGGAAAAATGGAGAAATCTCTGCATCCTTAAATGGGGATGAATTATATTCATCTTCTGATATTAGTTTATAAGAGGTTTTGCCCACCCATTTATAACCCGTATCCATAGAAGGAAATATATCTTCAATACTTTTTGGCAAAGATACAGGCTCATATAACTGGGTAGTGTATAATTCAGACTCTATCGGATCATTTCTAAGCCCAAGATTATAGTTTATCTTATTAGGCAATAATTCCGCACCATGTATTACAAGTTTTTTAAAAGATGAGAGAGTCATCTTCTGGTGCTGGGTAAGCAACAAATCCGCCTTAACAGTATGCATAGAATTACGTAACAACTTGTCATATTCCTTATAAAACTTTTCAAATATCCCATAAGGCCCATTATACACCAAAGCAAAGTCTGAGAACTTATAATTTATCTCATTACGTCCGGATCTTCTATATATATAATTACTCACAGAACCTTCAGTAAACTTCCAATCCGCTTCTTTATGAGCAAAAGCAAGCATGACATACATATTAGAAGACGCATTTGTTTCTGTTTCTGAAGGTTCATTAGCAGTATCTGTTCCGGTGATTTTCATTGAAGAGTTAAGATATTGCACTTCACCAATATACATCCCAGCTGAAGGTATACATTCAGGAACTTCGATTTTATACGTCTCAAATTCACCCCCTTCATAATAACGCTGACCACAATCAGCCACTATTTCAGTGGTAGGTGTTATCATACTGGACAAACGAGTACTTATTTTAAAGCCGTTGCGAACAAAATATCCTTGCCGTTCATTAAATATGGCAGTTGGGTATTTTGATTTAATCAGTTCCAAAGAATCAAAAGTTTCAATAGTCCCATCAACAGAATCTTTCGCTTCCAATATCAGCTGCTTATATTTATCCGGGTATTCAACTCTCAATTTCCCAACCAAAGATGACGAAAGATTCACATCCGCCTTATCAGACATTAAATCATTAAACATTATAACGTCAACTGTTCGATTAACTTCATCGGTAATAAACTCACAACAGAATTTACGCCGAAACAAATCCAAAATCTTACTACAAGTTACTTTGGGAACCAGCTGATCAATACGAATTTTTCCTGTCACAATTGCGTCAGCAACATTGTTAATGAAAACCATATCGGGGAAAGGAGACGTTTTCGTAAAGAAATTATCAAGAAGAGTATATCCAAAATGAGCGAACAAACGTTTAAGGACATAATTAGCCTTAATGAACGGTGTCATATAAAATCCGCGAGTAACAGATATTGTCTTTCCATCAATATATTCAGTTGTATCATTTTCATTATAAAATAAAGAGGACCTTCCATCATTACCATTCAAATATCGTGGATTGTCATTATCATCATCATTAATTTTAACGCGAAAAATAGAGAACATTTCATCTCCTCCGGATGTGTTCAGCTGTTTTAAATAAGATATGGCCTGATCCAATGTATTAATCCCATCAACTGTTTCATCTGCAAACACATCTGTAATATAAGTATTTTCCAATTTGCTATAAAAACTTCCTTCATTTATATAAAACGAAGTCTCAATGCTTTCAGACGGGGACACACTCAATATCGCCTGACGACATGGAACAAAATATTCTCCGTCCTGAATAGAGGCATCAAGCAACTGTACTTTTTCCTTTCTTTGTATAACATTCGGGAAATTAAGAATATCACGATTATAAGGACTATCAGGCAAACTTACCGGCAGAGATTGCTCACCATAATCGTTAAAAAAAGGATTTGTTTTTTCAATTTCAAGCTGTGTTTCAGGAACAAGCTGATATGCTTTTCCCGATTTTGTATTAATAATCTTCATTTTGAGCCAATTTTTCTAGAACGATTCCTCAATTCTTGTTTTTTTTCAAATTCAGATAAAATAGTGTATGCATGTATTCCACCGTTTTTATCAATTCGGGACAGAATATCATTCAATTTGTTTACAGATTGAATAAAAACAGGATCAGCATATACCATTGAAGGCGTGTTTCCTATTGGTGAAACCTGTCCTCCATCTTGTTTCCCTACAGTTTTTGCCTGAAGATATTTGTTAAAGTCCAAAGTACGAATAGTTCCGGCCTGTTGTGCCTGATCAAGAATAGACAATATGGGGGCAATGGTAGGATTCTTCACCGCCTCATTGCTGGCTACCCATTCCTTAGATGATCCGGCAGGCCCCTCTCCTACTATAACAGTAGGTTTGTCTATAAAGCCACGACGTTTAGGATCATAGACAGCCTGAAACTCTTTTCCATCTTGGGCACGAGTGACATCTATATATCCTCCGGACTGTCTACCGGGAACACGGGTATATGATGTATTCGGAGATGTAGTTCCCGACGTGGTAGATGAGCCTTTTTTAGCAAGCAAACCTTTTAATGTTGTTTTTGCAGCTGTTAAAGCAGCCATGATCAAACCACTGATAATAGCGGTTCGGGCAGCAGCGGTCGCGCCAAAAGTGGCAACAGAATCCGGCTGGGCAGCACTAATAGCTGCCGCTTTAGCCTGTTCCGCAATGGCTACAGCAGTAGCTTCCGCAATTTTTTGATTTATAATTTGAGATAAGACATCAAAAAGGATATCAATCATGGTATTACCAAAAGCGGAAAGCATGTCTTCCTGCCCTGACAAAACTTTACCTAATGATTCCCCCATTTGGCTTCCATATTCCTTATACTGATCCACTTGCTGTTTCAAAGAGTCACTAATTATTTTTACCTGATCATTATGATGTTGCTGCCTATCTGCCAACTGCTTATCAAGCCACTCTTTATTTTCATCTATGGATTTTTTATTGAGTGACACACGCTGTTGCTCTTCTTCTGTTTCAATCGCAAGTTTTCTCTGACGAAAATCCTCAAGTGCCTTTATACGAATATCCAAAATTTGCTGTTCAATCTGTTGGCGTTGTGAGACCTCCAACCCCATTATTTTAAGACGGGCATTAAGATCCTGCAAGGTCAAATCTTCCATGGCCTTGTTAAACTGGGATTCAGTCTGTAGTTGTTCGTCATTATGCGCCAAATAACGTTGTTTTAACTCTATTTTTTGTTGTTCAAAAAGTTCTGTCTGCTTCTGTAATGCTTCCTTCAATATTTTTTCATTTCGTTTAGCTTCTTCTTCCGCTGCATCAGGATCAATAGGAGTTACTGGAAAACGGTTTTTATAAATTTCCTTGGCCATGCTCAAATACTCACTTGTTGCATTCTTTTCATCATCAATCCAAGCGAAAAGAGATTCTTTATTCATCTCATTAAAACTTTTACGTTTTTCAATCATCTCTGTTTGAGTTTTAATCATATCGTCTAAAGTAGTTCCCTGCAAAAGAGAAAGTTCCGCATCAACTCCTGATAACTCCTCATATAATGACTTCATCTCCTCTTTGAACTTGTTCTGCTCATCCGCAGTCATCTTTCTAGAGTTTATTTGTTCCGCATTAGGTCCATATCCCATCCCCCCGCTATAAACAGCAATATGTTTTGCATTTCCTTCTTTATCAACCCCATAAAGCCTTTTTCCTATACTTTCTTGGCGTTTCAGACTCTTTATCCTTTCTTCAATGTTCTTTTTTTCGTTCTTGCGCTCTTCAATTTGTGATTTATTGATATAGGCTAATCTGGCTTTTTCTGTTTTTATCCACTCACGGGCATAATCAGTACTCACAGATATAGCCCTTCCATAATTGTCAAAGCCAGTAACAGCTCCTGGTATTATTTGAGCGATACGGGATATCAATTGGTTTAATTCATCTTGTTCTTGTGCGCTTAAGCTTGTTTTAGTTTTCAATTCATCATATCGGTTCAGCAAAGGGAGCAGCCCATTTTGCAGGGAAACAACCTTATTCAACTGGTCATCAAATTTTTCGCCAGAAGAATCAAGGGATTTTGATATTGTCCCCATAAAACGTCCTAAAGTTCCCATGAAGGATTTAATAGCCGGTTCAAGTTTCTTTCCTATCTTATTATAGATAGAATCCATCTGGTCCCCTAAATTTGATTCCAAGCCAGCCAGCTCATTCATCTGGGTAGCCATAGATCCTTGTACACCCTGTAATTTGCCCAAGGACAGAATATAGTTCTTAATTGCCATATCCGTATTCTGCACCTCAGTAGTTACACCCCTGAACGTATATGCAGTAGTTTTTCCATTCTTCGAAGCGGTAATACCAAATTCCTTCAAACGTTCATTCTCACCCGTCATGGCATCAAGCAATGCTTCAATAAACTGGTCTATGTCCTTGCCTTGGGACATTGCGATATCTCCCATTGCTGTCAGTTCATCGGTAGTCGGTTTAATTCCACGGTTAACTAATTTAATATATGATTCAGTCCATTCTGACACACTGGCCGGCGTATCTTTAGCAAGCTGCTGCAACATCTTCATTGCCTTTGCCGCTTCTTCTGAAGAGCCGGTAGCATTACGGAGAGTCGCTTCAAAACGGGCATATTCCTTACGAGTTTCATAGGATTTCATTCCGACATCTTTCAAATATCTGACAAGTTGCACGGCTATAAAACCTTTAGCAGCCGTTTTGGCCATATTCATTGTTTTATCAAATGCAGTCAGCTGTTGCTGGGCATATTTCCCAGTACCCCTAAGTTCCTCCATCCGGCTATTTACTTTGGAAAGCTCCGCTTCAAGTTCGGCGTATTCTTCCGGATGTGTTGATTTTACTGTCTGATCCAACTGTCGGCGAAGATCTTTGGCCTTTTTTCGGAGTTGGGCCATAGTAAGCCCTGTAACATCCAGCTTCTTCTCCAATTCACCAATCAACTTGTTATTTGTTGAAATAGTCTTATTGCTTTTTTTTATTTCTTCATCAAGACGCTGATATTCATCCGATTCCTTTTTTCCTTGAGACTCCAACTCACGCATCAATTCACGACGCTCCTTATTTGTTTTGTTCAACTCCCTATTAACCTTAGTGAGTTTGCGAATTTCCTGCTGTGCCTTTGACGATTCCACCGATAAAATATACTTGATTTCGTCTTCATTAAGTTTCTTAGCCATAATTCAGTAGTCTATATATATGATTGAAAATCTAATTGATCAATATCCGAACCTTCTTGAAGTTGCCGGGTGATATACCTACGTATGTCCTGAGTAAAGCCATAACGCAGATTAGGAAGCACTTCACCATAAAGTACCCCCCAAATGACACGGTTATAGATGGAAAGTTTTCTACGTATCCGCAGATCCTGCCGAAAACGAATATCTAAGAAACGCATATAAGGAAGAACGCTCATATAATATATTTGACGTTCAGTTCCTTCTATTTCCACCGGTTTTTCTTGGACTGATTGGAGCAGATTGCCGGATATGACATTCAAATTCTCCGATATGACTTCCTGTTGTATCTGCCTTATTTTTTGAAAACCGATGGATACAACATTGTGAATGAATGTTTTTTTGATAAGTTGGTCTGTTACCATAGCTTCATAAAATTTGAAGCTAAAGTAATTATAGGAATGAAAAAGGCGAAGGACAGATTTTATACCGCCTTCGCCCATATTAGTTATAAAATAAGCTTATAAATTAGCAAGCCATTTTTTGCCTTTCCGGGTATTTAACCATATAGCAAAGAAAAAGGCTAACATTCCAGAACCACCAAGCACAATCAATAAACCTTCCATAAATTACCTCCTTATATTTTATATCCAATATAAGCAAACACAATGGACGAATTACAAACTCTTCAGCCATTTTTTCCCAGACTTTGTATATAGCCATATAAGAAAGGCTATCCCAATAACAGTTCCTATGATATAGGTCATAGCAAGCATATCCATAAAACCTCCTATTTTAAAATTTTATTTCCAATCATAGCAAATACAACAGTAAACATTACACCTCCAACTAAGACAGACCATGCAACACTATTGTTTACATTAGCAGATAAAGGTGTAATCCAACTAACGAAAAGACCAGCAAAAGCCAATTTTGCCAAATCAAAGAAGAACTTTCCAAGCGTTTCACGCCTCACTTTGTCTTTCTCCTTAACTTCTTTCTTTGCCTCTTGTTGTTCGCTCCAATTTCCCATGTAACCAAACTTATTACGCAGCGTTCATATTCTGAACACATTGCAAATGTACAAAAAGGATTGATAATATAATAATTAGACTAAAAGAAATATCGTATTTTATCTATAATTATTTCTGTTTAAACATCCATCGGAACTCACATCCTAAAGTTCCGGGACGTGGTTGGAAACGGAACCCTCCCATAAGAAGCGAATTATAGACATCCTCCAAGCTGACGGATGTTCCCGGATCAATCTTCTTTATGGCTTCATACACATCCTCAGTAGAAAACCAATGAGTCGCATCGGACTCATTGGTTGCGGGAGAATAGACATTCATCAACGCAGTGATGTAACTGTCCATTTTAGTTTCATTATTCTGACTCATCAAAAGAAGATGCTTTGAGATCTTTCAAAATCTTGCGCACACCGCGAAGCTGCTGCAACATGACCAGACGATCACCATCACTGGCATCCGCTTCCGGATTCTCAATCAGTTCAGCTATACAATCAAGTCCTTCAAGAACATTATCAATTTCGCTATTACCGTCTTCCTGCATACGACGCAACGCATTAAGGCTCTCGTCGCTTAATATAATTCCATTAATATTCATTTTCCTTAAACATTTTATTGTAAAACATAATATTGGTAAAGCAAACTTATTAGCGGTGCACCTGCTTGTAATATTTTGCTGTTTCCAACAAAGATAAGGCAAATATGATAAAACATATAAGACACATCACAGTGCCAAATGCGGGCGATAATAATAATGCAACAAAGCACAACATTATGAACAATATTCGCAACGAAAATGTTCTAGAAATTTTTTCCTCCATGATAGAAGAAAAGATAACAGAATCAGCATGAAGCCATTCCAACAAAGATTCTTTTTTCTCTTGCAAATAATTTGACTTTGCATCAAGAGACAATGTAGTAGTTTTCATTTTTGAGTACATTTAAAATGAATTAATAAAGTTAGAAAAAGGAAGGGAACAAAAAAAGTTCCGCTCCCCGTTGTACTCCACCTTGACATAGGCAGTGGGTCCATTAAGACTCCACACGGGACGGAACTATATGTTTTGCCGAAGACATAAAAAATGCCCGCAGCTATAATGGCGAGCCTACTCGCCTATGTCAAAAAGGAGTACGCTGCAAAGATGAATATTATTTTTGGATTGACAAAACAAAAGCGGAACTTTTTTAGAGTTCCGCTTAAGAATTTGTTATCGAATAATTAATACCATTTTGCCGGAGTTGGATTTACATCCTTAAATCTCTTAATATAAAAACGCTTGGGAGATTGAGATTTCAAGCTAACAACAGATACATTACTATAATCCGAACAGTTTTTAACCTGACTAGTAATCTCTTCTTGTTTCTTTGTAACGTTCTCAATTCTTGAGACATAAAAAGAGCTTTCCAGTTGTTTCACCTCACGACAATCTTCTTTAGCAGAATAGACCATATTATAACCAAATGTTATAGGAGAATCATTTTCGTTATAGTTTTCCGAATATCTGCGACTAGGGTTATCTTTTTTCTTATCACAAAAAGAATAAATGCCATCAACGACATTCAAATCACCAATCGTTTTTGATGATTTAGGAGCGACACATACTACAGGCAAATCACGGAATGTTTTGCTTTCAAATTTAGAGACAACAACATGGCGATCTATACCTTTATAAAAAGGGAAAGAATACGTGTTGAATATAAAGGATGATTGAGATAATGAAACAAACAGATTCTGATCAGTCTTATTTGTAAAAACAACAGAAGCATTACCAAACATTCCCCAAAAATTATAAGTAAGCTTGCAATCTTCATTCTCAAAAACAAACTGCTCATTACTTGTTTTGGCCGAGGTGCTGTCCACATCATAAATCTGGATATAACTTTTACATGAAGTAAATAGAAGAGAAACAATCAGTAGTAAAAAATACTTTTTCATAAATATCTAAGTTTTAAAATTTTTCGCAAAGTTAATAATAAAATCCCAATCAGTATTAAAATAATACTACAATCATAAATAAAAGGTGCTTTATTTCTAAAACACCTTACAGTTACCTACCCATGATTATATCTCCTACAACATTAGCCAGTACATTGGAGCCGAAACCTTTCAGACCGTCCAGTTTTTCAATCATGGAGATTATTTTATCTAATTTTTTATCCAGGTCACATAACTGAATCGTCGTACATCTTGTGCTTGAAATACCGCCGTACATGAAACCCGGAATCCACATCCTTAAGACTTTCCACAGCCTTACGATAGCATGACAATGCCATCTTTTCATTAGGCACATCTGCCGGCAATTTATGCCCCATGTCTTCCGCAATGCTTCTGGCATGATCCGAATAAATCATATTGGCAGTTACCCATAAAGCATAACTGTTATAATGCGGTTTGTCTTCACATACTCCTCCAAGCGATTCAACCGTTTTTTCAAAAGTATCATAGGACCAATGGAATCCTTTCATTCCATCTTGGTTGACAATACGTTTGCTGATATTCATTGCTTCGTGTTCGGATAGATAATTGTCCCAACAAACAGCCTCCAAATGCGACAACCAGTTTTCGGCCAGATCAGGATGAGCTGCTGCGACAGCCTTGAACATATACTTTTCAGTTTCACCGAATATCTTCATATTCTTCGGATCTTTACTTGCCACCATCTTTTCATAAAGTTCATGGTAGCGATCTATCATTTCTTCTTTAGTCTTCATAATTATAGGATATTAAAGTAAACTCCCCACAATAAAGCGGGGAGCAAACTCAAACTTTTTTCTCCCTTTTCTTTTTTACAGGTTTTAATGACTTTTGAGTCATAATCCTATCAAGCTGTGGGAGTAGCCGGAAAGGTGGCCGCAATGGTCAACGGAGTAGCCAGGCTCACACCAAACGCACGGTTACAGCACTTTACATTCTCAGGAGTAACCTGAGTAACAAGAGGAGTAAGTGTAATCGTAGGAACAGCACCGGCCGCACCGATAAAGGCTACCTTAAACTGCTCAACCCATTGTTTGGTAACAGAACGGCATGATCCTTTAGGAGTGTAAGCAACAAGCACTGCTGCATTGATGGTTACAACAGTCTGGGTATTCACCGTCTGCTGTTCTGCGACAGTAAAATTAACTATGCCAGTAGGCTGTACACCATTTTCAGCGCAATAAGCCTGGCATAAATTCTCCACTACATTAGTCAGATATTGCTGGCTGGTAGCAGCGATTGCAATCGGAGTCAATTGAATCATAATGGATATATATTAAGAATTATTCTGTGTCGGAACTTATACCGTCCGACTTCGGTTGGGGTTCATCGCTGCCGTCAGCTTCCTTATCAGGCGCTGTCTTGACGATGTATTCTTCTCTAGGAATCAAAGGCAGGTTATATTCAAGCAAGGTTTTCAGTTCTTCCATGTCTTCCTTTTCAAAAACAACCTTTCCATCCATCAGTGTCAACCCTCCGTTTTTAATAGCATCATCCACTATTTTGTGAGCCATTTCAGGCAATGCATCATCCGGCACTTGTGAGATATAGCGGTTAATGATAGGTTCTATGATAGTTCCACTGACATTCTGCATTATCGGAGATAATTCCGCAGCAAGACTCCAGCTGGGTTTAACGAAACCTGTTGATTTCAATTTGGTCTCAATCATCTGCACAAAAGGAAACGATCCCATTTTTTGTGCGGAGAATTGCTGCACTACAGGTTGCAGCCATTTATTCAACACTGCTGATAAAATTTGTGAATTGGTATACATGGTAATATATTGTTTGAGTTTAAAAAGAGGAAAGGACGGAATGAAACCGCCCTTTCAATGAGATTCACTAGTTACAACCGCAGCAACCGGTATCACACACTTTACGTTGCGGAACAACAAGTTCACTTAATGCAGCCAAATCAGCAATCTGCTGTTTCATACAAGCCAGAGTGGCAGTATTAGTGCCATTGTACACAGCCTGATTCATGTTGATGGCATTCTGCTCACTCTTATCCGCATTGATACGGCTAAGCAATCGGTCATAAACATCAGCAAGTTTCTGATCCGTGTAAGTGTTCGCTTTCAGCAAGGCGATCTCTCCATCCTTTTGAGCCAGTTTGTCCATCATGGCTGCTTCATAACGGCTGACAGGTTTGTCATCCGAAGTAATCACTTCCACAGGACCTGCCGCCATATTACGGTTATAACAGCCGCCTCCCAGGATATTGCCCGCATTCAATCCTAAAAATGATGCGATACCTGCTGACGCTCCGACGGTATTGTAATTACCTTGTCCCTGGCCGGTGACATTATAGTTCTCACCGTTCATACCTTTGATAGTCATAATATTATGTTTTAATAAGTTACTAGGCCAGGCTATAACCTGACATTACAAAGGTACAGACTATAACAATCAACTGAATTACAGTTATTTGTTTCTTATTTACCGATTATTTTCGACTTATTTTCAAGATGTTTGCGGATAACTTCTACATCCTTTTCCATCCACAGACTGGAAGATATCCGAGATGAATAGGAAGCAAGCAAATACCGGATACTAGCTTCTGTACGGTCCATATACTTGCTGATCTGGGAAGGGTAGAAACCTTCTTCGGATAGCAGTTTTACCAAAATGCACCGGGCATCCACCACTTCGGCGGCCCGATTGTCTGACAGGATAAATTCCTGATGTATTTCCGTGAAAGAGGCGACTGATTCAAGGATTTCATTAAAACGTGCGGTCTTGCTCATAATAATGTAAAATTTAGAAACAATTTATTAAAAACATTGTTGTTTATCTATCCCCGGCACATCCAAAGGTTTTCAAATTCGACTGTCAATAGAATAAGAGCAAGACCGCAAGCCGGGGATTTTTGTTACCACTGCAACAGATTGTAATTGATAGTAACAGCCAACACAGGAGAAAAGCCGCCACTTCCGATACCATATCCGGCAGAAAGACCAATCCCCCACCGTTTATTTCTCTGTTTAATAGTTCCCAACATTGTAGGGCGATACAATTCAACTGACTTAAGTTCCGGATTATAACCATTAATCAAAATGCGATAATCATCTGTCCGGTATTCCCTTTCCATTATCGGGATTATCACCGGCATGGAGTCAGGCAACGTAGAGTCTATGTCCACATCAGGATCTTCCATGGATACCGGCAACAAAACGGTATCTACTCTTACATGATGTTCTACATCAGGCGGAGGTACGATAGTATCCCTTATGGTGTCAACAACCAACGTCCATAATGTATCCGGCGCAAGCTTCCAAGAATAATCAGCCGGGCGGGAACACCATGAAAGCATCAGCATGACACTTAACAAGACTATCAAGATCCAAGGTATAAGCTTCATAGTTCAATGAATTTAATTATCCCTTCGACATGAAGGGATGTTATAGCCTGTTTCCCTTCTTCAGACAAAAGGAAAGCCACATCTTCCATATTGTCTTGAAATAAGTTTTCCGTCAATACAGCCGGACATTCCGTATGTTTTAAAATATAGAATCCGCTCTCCTTGTCCGGATCACCATCAGCCAGATCTTTTCTAATCGTCATTCCAGGAAGAAATCTGTCAGCCGAAGCATACAGACAATCAGCAAGCCTGTCCGCTTTTGTCTGCCCTATACTGGTCCATGCCTCCCATCCACGAGCCTGCATCCATTGTGCCCCATTTCCGGCGGCGTTGCAATGGATGGATACCAGAAGAACATTACTCTTCCCAAATTCGGAACAAATATCATTCACTCGGCGGCATCTCTCCGATAGCGGCACATCAACTTCCTCACGCACAATCCGAAGTGTTTCATACCCCCTCTTACACAATTCATGCTCCACACGGATGGCAATTTCACGGGTATATAACGCTTCAATCAAACGACCGTCCGGAGAACGCTTGCCTTGTGTGTTGGCTCCATGGCCATTGTCAATTAAGATTTTCATGTTTGCTTTCATTTTCTATTTCATTAATAACATTCTTCAATTCTTTACTTTTCAAGCCGACCAGTCCCTTGAAGACGCTCCAAAGACTTATATGGTAATGCAGACCTTTACATTCGCAATAATTACTGATCACACTTTCAAGTTCACAGTAACAGGCTATCAGCATACAGCATACGGAAATAGTGGAATAAGGAATGCCCAAAGGTTCACCAATCGCTTTTCCTAAAACCGCCCCCAATAGAATTATACATACGTAATCCCCCATTTTTATAAGAGTCCTCCGGATAGCCCGGCTTATACGCACTTCCTCCATCCTTCGTTTGGACTTGCTGATGCCCCACCATAGATCTGTAGAAATAAGAATCAAAGCCAGCAGCATCAACCATCTCATATCCCACATCAGACTATAAAATTCGGTAATGAATACCGAAAATGTGATTTTAGAACTTGTATTCATATCTGTTTTAAGTTATGTGTTTCATTATTTCTTTTACATGCATCCAGTCGGGAGCCGATGCGACAAAGCTCATGCTCCAGCCTATTGATGACAGTTCAGGCGACACAAAAGGCACAATCGTCTGATTATCCGATATAGGCTTGAGCCATGACATATAACGGGAATCATACATCATATAAGCACGTACCTGATTCAATAGTTTCAACGTTCGGTCACTCTGAATGGCAACCTCTACCATATCAGATTTATTCCCTAATTTGACCGCAACCGTCACCGCACGCTTATGCGTATCCTCTATGGAACCTATATTGTCCTGAGAGCTTTGTATCTCTCCAAAATCACAGAACAGATAAGTTCCTATCAGGGCATCCACCCGTTTTTTAACATCCTCAAAACGTTGCCCGAAAACAAAATTGGAAATATCAGGAACCAAAGGTTCGGACATACCGGCTATATACCCTTTCAGTTCCTCATATTCATAAAGTTCGGAACTTCCGTTAATAAACATATCCAGAACCCCGTCACGGGCTGGGAACCGGGAAAAATATTTTAAATACTCAAGAATCATAGTATATCATTTATAACATCAATTGGCAACCGGGTAGTATTAGCGATCTCAGCAACATCCATTTTGGAAGCATGAAGGCTACGCACGGATTCAATCATCTTCTTTCTCAGGATCCCAAGATATTGCAAGACGCTCATCTGGGATATCTCACGCAAATTTCCATATCCGTCAGCACTCAAGCCGTACAAAGCATCCTGTGCCCCTGTGCTTATCACTGATTCCTTTCCCGGTATGATTTTAGTAAGAATCTTGTATTCTGTGCGACTGAACAAATAATTGATGAATCCTTTGAAATTGAAACGGATGGCCTGCAATGTTTTAATATCCACTTTTGAAAAAATAACGGCACGTTGATGCGCCTTGTCACTTTCATAAGGTAGTGAAGAATACAGGATGGAAGCAAGCAGGGGAAGCTGATCATCCCGGCAATCCGCCAGCTCACGCGCGTCAATAAACTGCTGTGCCGTCAATGAGGTTGTCAGCATAGAGAATCCTGTATCAATGGTATAACCAAGACAAGGTTCATCCTGCCCGTCAATATGGACAGATCCTATAAATTGTTTGCAAAAACAGGAGTCTACCACAAACTTATAATCAAGCCGTGACAGATAGCGGGATATAGTTATTCCCGTCAGTCTTTCCGGCGGAACACGCTTGCATAGCTCATAAGAATCGGTGTCAAGATCCACCAGTGCCGCATCATTATCCGGATAACAGATCAGAAAAGGAAAGGTGACCTGCTCAGCCAGGCAAGCAATGTTTCCCATGGCATCCGCATCGGTTATCTTATTGATATCCCAGCCCATCACCCTGCATATATGGCGCACACGCACAAGACCGGCAGAAAGTTTACCTGCGGACATGGAAATCAGGTCCGCAACCAGTTCTTTAAATTGATAAGTGTTCAACCCTTCCCAACTGTTTGGAATAGAATACACGCTTCCTTTCAGGGTAAATTCAATATCTTTTTTCATGGCATCAAATAAATTTTATCGTCCGGACGATTGAAAGATGTTTCAGTTACAATATCAGCATCCGTATTTCCGGATAAAGACAAATCAATATTTTTAAGGCTTTCCAAGGCTTGTGACATCAGATCATCAGATAAAGTTAACATCCTCTCCTGCTCCTGGGTACCGTAACGCATAACTTTTGAATCTTCAAACAAATTACGGATGGTTGACGGAAATTCAAGGATATCAAATCTTCGTAACGACAATGCCACTGTTATTTTAGCCAGACATCTGTCCAATTTCCGACGGTTTGTCTGATCCTTTTCCGGCAAACGCTCATAATAGCCTGATACATAATCATCCAATGCCTCCTGCTGGATCGGAACACATCTGAAAAAGTACAGGAATGAATTATCAATGGGATAAGATGCATCGAATTCATAAGTCGTCTTCAACTTAAGGTTTTCCAAAGCTTTATAAGTCTTGGTTTTCTTCCATTCCTCATCCGAATCAAGTAGCTGAAGTAACGTATCCATTGCATTATAGTAATTATCACGATAGGCCCTGCGCATCTGCTCCTGCTCGTTCTTGTAGATATCCACATCCGATTTACGAAGTGACAGTACATTGAATATAAGCTGTTTTGCCAATGTCAGATTAGCCACGGCACTTCTTAATGCATCCTTTTCATCGTTATCCTCTCCTGCTGCTATCTTCTTGTAGATATCAGGAGATATGACGGATTGAACCTGCTTAATGGCACTCATGGCACTTGATGCAAGATCCTTGAAATTCATGTTACTCTCCGCATAAGGGGAATAAAGGTGGAACTGGGCCACATCTATAAACAATTCTTCTAAAACATTCATGGCTGCTGATTATTAAGACGGTTAGACGGTGATACATCTTCCTGACGTGATGGGATTTCCCGGTAAAAGCCTATCCGATAACCTTGTTCGTACAATTCAGGGAAGTTTATACGGATAGCCTGGTTGAACGGTTCACATACAATCTCATCTTCCGGTGCCAATTGGAGCAGATAAATCAAATAGTTGTAATAAGCGTCACTTCCGCTCTTGCTAATTACACCGTCCTTGCTGACTGATGAGATGGAAGAATCCAGCCCGACACTTGACAGCAATACTTCGTCAGCACGTTTATCATAGCTGATAATCGCATCAATATATTCTTTATATTTTAAATCGACGGTTTCTATCTTCCATCGCTCCTCTTCCCCGCTGCTTCCGTTCCGAAAGCTAAAGGTCGCGTAAGCCTTTCCTTGGTTATCGGCTCCGGACAAGTAATCGGATATATTATCCAATTCCTGTTTAATATAGCGGATCAAGGTAGACTCCTTGAACTCAGTCCCAATCTCCAGCCCATTGTACAGCAATAGTTTCTCCTGTTTCGAAGCACGTTCCTTGTTTTCGTTGCAAAGATTGGTAATCTGGGTTCTCTTCGAATTCACCCATGCATTAGGAATGATGATATGTATTTTAGCAGCCAACGAATTACGAAGAAAGCTGTTAATATATATCGCATTTTCATTGGATCCCTTGATATAAGGCTGTGTGCCCTCGTGTGTCTCATTCTCTCCATAGAAATTATCAATGGACTTCTCACGATGATGGGAAACAGCAGCGAACCTGTATCGCGGTACATCCTGCATACGCAATTTAGGATAAATACGCAAACTGGTACTGATTCCATTGATAAACTTACCAACAGCTATAGCCGTAAAATCCTTATAATAAACCATATCATAAGCCACATCCGTCCGGGTGGTGGCCAAAAGGCAATCCTTATTCTCCATGGCTTCCAGACCAGCAACCGGCAGCACGCCCGGAACAATCCCTTTTCCTGCTGAAAACCGCCATTTTACAAAGAAATCGCGAAAATAATAATAGTTTTTGATGTTCTGTTTTGCAAACGCCCTGTATCCCTGCTCCATTCCATTCTGCTCCCAGCTTTCCAGCCATCTCTGTATACTGGGTTCCATAATCCAAGTTCTCTTGACTTTGTTATCGACAAGTTCTGTCTTATAGACAGCCGGTCCGGAGCCATACAGCATATTGACCTGTTTGGTTATCAATCTTGGAAGCAGTCTGTTATGCTTGATATCACTTGCTACTTCCTGGCATTTCAGATTGTTCCAGCCACGAGAAGCGATGTTATACCCTTTGACTGTAAGCCATCTCACCTGTCCTTCCAATACCACCGGATTAACAGATACAGTTCGGTTACGCTGCAAGGCATCCTGCATACTCCCTTCTCCCAGCTGGAAAGATATCACACTGCTGTCATTAACGTACACGCCAAGGCATCCCTGCATCTCTATATTACTTTGTTGACTCATGATAACCAATCTATTTTATGTAATTTAAATCCATCTTGCGGGAATCCCATATAGCGTATCAATATAGTGTAACACATACGGGGTTCTCCGTCCTTGTCGGTAAACAGGAAGAAGTTATCACTGTCCACACTGAAACGTTCATGAGGCAATTGGGTGCGCCATTTGCAACCGTCCTTTACAATGATCTTAGTGGATGCCTCATTACGTTGCAGACTGCATGGATAGAATGCTATGGTAAAGCATCCATCGGGCAGCTTGGATATCTCCCTAGCCCATTGCATGGCCTGTGCACCCGACATCGTAACGTTATGATCTATTACTTCTTCCATGCTACGAATTTATTCGTTTTCCGATATAGTAGAAAAGACGAAATCTCAAGGGAAGAATCATATTTCCACCCATCTACCCCCTGTGCTGTGCAATCGGTTTTATCAGCGCGGCGTGGGGTCAATCGTCTCTTGAAAAAAGTTCAAAAATTTTTCAAAAAGTCAATCGTTTATCTATGATTCACATAATACTTATTTAAATGTCAAACAGACACTTATATTAAATCAATTGAACTTATTATTTAAGCCGAATTTTAATTATAAGCTGAAATTATCCGGAATATCATCAGGAATGCTGGTCAATTCGTTAAGAACAGCATCCCCATACAGACCGTACATCAGGTAAATGAATGCAGAAGGAATCTGTGTTGTCAGTCCAGCCTGACGGTGAAGCGGTATCTTAACCTCGCTGCTCTTGTCCAGCTCTATACGTCCGTTGGTGCTCTTACGTGGTGAAAGAGGTATAGCACTACAAAGGTTAGGGCATTCATTTTCGTCAATAAAAACGTGAGGCAAAGCATTGCTTCTGTCACCAAACAAAAGCAACATCAGCTTGAACTGCTGCCAATGATAGATTGTGGCCTGTCCTTCGTTCATGAGCTGCACTTCGAACCCGTAGCTTTCCAGTTCCCTCTTCAATGCTCGGCTGTCAGTCGTTATCTGCTCCAGTTCCTCCCTGCGTTTGTTACCGGCCCTGTCCGGATATAAAACAATACGTTTGTTTCGACAGTCACGCCCGAAAAACTCATAAACCTGTCTAGCAAGCTCCGGCTGCTCATCCGGATAGAAACAGAAGAACTCTTTCAACAGCCTGAATTCCTTCCCGTACTTCTTGGGTTGCCCACATACCAGGCTTGAGAAATGTCCGGGATCATACCCTATATACAGCGGAGCGCTCTTGTCGTAGTATTTCAAATAACGGGCAGTGATGATAAAATGATCCTTCAGATCAAGTTTCATGATAGAATCATAAATATACCCGTCAGAGAATTGATGCTTTTCTTTATCATAATTTGCAAAGAACTTGTTAACCACAGACTTATGACGGACAGCACATATAGCAGTAAGAAATTCGTCCATATCCAATGTGTCAAGCTGAGTTTTAAAAAACTTAGGTCCCAATATGTCCTTATTGACAAACGAACTGGCCCGGATATACAATGTGGCGTTGCGCCGCATATCAGCCAAACGCGGTGTCCACATGGATATCTGTCTGTCATACTTCTTCAGTTCCAGGCGTATCTTTTCAAGCGTGACCGGGTTGGTAGTATTCTTCTGGGCGGTAAGAAGTTCCATTCTTTTATAAACCGCTTTGTTCACATGAACGGCTACTGTGGCTATTTCGGAAAGAAGCTGAGGATTGTTCTGATCCTCATACCGTTCAAACCAGTCGTCCTCATTCAAATCCACACGGGCAGTATCAGAAACCCCGGTCCATCCCTGGTAATATGGGCTTTTACGGATTTCCGCAGAAGATCCACGAAGAGAAGGAAACAGACGTGTCTTGAGTTTCTCTCCGTCATTGTGTTTCATTTCTTCCACAAAAGCATGAACACCACTTCTACCCGCCACTGAGTCCGGCTGGTCAGAACTTACCAGCTGGATATGATGACCGTTCCGGAACAGGATGCTATGCTTGGGATAAGAAATTGGATAACGCGGCTTACGGAAATGTTCCGGGATCTTCGATTCTCCCGCAATATAGTCAATGCCATATTCCAGCATACAACGGGGACGGCCGTTAACCGTAATCTGCCTGGAAAAAGCAGCCTGAATGTTAGGCCATATATTGGTAAGCAACGCAACATAGGTACGATGAGCTAAAAATGACAACTCGGCCGGCATACTGTCTGCCACACGGACTATGCGGTTCACTGTAACCTCACTCGTCTTACCTGACGCACGTGCAGCTTCCACCACCACTTTGTTAGGATCAATAAGATTGACCATAACCTGCATGGAATTCATGTAGATACGTTCCATCTCCATTGAAAATTCATCATTGGATATATCGTTCTGACTCATGATTACTCTTCATTTAAAATTTCCTCTACATCCTGAATATCGGCATCCCGCAACAAGCGTTTCTTTTCCCTCTTATCAATAGGAAGACCGTCGATAAGTTGGATATAAAACCCTTCGTTATGCTTACGCGCTATCTCTTTCAGCGATTTGCTTTCCAATCCCATATCTTCCGGACGAAGGTTAGGATCAATAATGAAAGTAATACCAAGATTGGTAGCAGCCTCCGCTATCTGGGCGGCACGAATCCGATGCTCGCTGGCTCTTTCGATACATGCAGCCATCGTTTTCATATCCCCCTTGGCCGCACATAACTGCGCCATGGATTCCAGCTTGTCCGCATAGTGATTCTCCCATACCTTCTCGCTGACATTGTTATCGACATTAAAATAATTAATGGCCTGATAGATACGTTCCTTGCAGGTACGTTCATCCAAAGCCAACTTCTGCTCCGCATTAATGCGCAGACGCAATTTCTTGGAAGCACGGGTTATATTCGGTTCATATTCATATATTTCTGCCGCCCATTGTATTTGTTTCAAAAATTTCTGCACATCTTCCGGAATGCCATTACACTTTCCGGTAGTGAGAAATCCTGAAATCATATCGGGATGTATCTTATCAAGACGCTCAAGTACGGTCATATTCCAAATAGTTCTTTACGCAAATCTTTAAAATAACGTTCATTCTTTCTCTCTTCAAGAAGCTCAATGGCATCAATATCCCCGTTTTCCGCTTTCTTCGCCAGTTCCATATCAATATTCTTCTCTCCTTGAGCCAGTCCCGACTCATAGGTTTCATAGAACACATCTCCCGGCAACGACAGCCGGACAGCCAATGCCATCTGCATTTTCCGCGGCAACTCCAACAGGCGGCACACGCGCTCACGGCTATACCCCATAATGGCATAGGTACGTACCCGTGGCAGATAATCATCACTGACAATTACAATATCCTTATTACCAGTCATAGCAAACAGCATATTAATACTGAAATACCGGCTATCATCCCCACCATGGTAAGAAACAGAGAAACAGCCATAAAATCAACCTTTAGTCTTTTCATTGAGTATATCTCTAAACAAAGTTTCACGATCACGATACTTGCGTAACAAATTCCTGTCCTGTTTCCGTCGGGATTCACGTTCGGGATTTTTCAAATACGCTTCATAACGCCGTATACTGTCAAGCACATTGCGGTGTTTGCGGAGAAATTCCTGAGGATCCTTTTCAAGAAGGGAAGCCAGCAAGGCACGTTCACTGCGCCCTGCTATAAGAGGATGAAGGAAACGGAAAGAACCGGTATCATTATAGGCTCTAAGTTCTGAGAAAGCCTGCAAATTACGGATGCGAAGATGGACAAGGGAAAATATATCATCCTTGGTAATATTGTCAGCATCCATACGTTCGTCTATCTGTTTCATCCGTTTCCAGCTTACAACACGGTCATTATAGATAAGGGTGGCAGTCTGTACATTCTCATCATCAAGATTATCCCAGTCAATAGCGGGATATTCTTCATGCTTCTGTACTTTCCTTAAACCTCTTTTTTTTTCTCAAAGTCCAAAGATGTTTCCGCCTTTTCCGCACGAAATTCCGACTCCTCTACTCTTTCCTGCAATTCCTGCACCGTATCTTTCGTTTCTTTCAATTCGGCCGATTTCTCCTGCAACTCGTGTACTGTCTCTTCCAATTTCTCCTTTACCGAGCTGACAGGATTGCGTCGGTTCTTTCTGATCTGTTCTGCCGTTGCATAATCAAGCAGAAGATAAAGAATCTTGTTTGCAAAACGTTCAGGTGATCGCTCCCATGCAGGCAACACAGGCGCATCAGGATTAATACTCCGTAAAAGCTTCAGATCGGCCGAAGCGGCGGACTGGTTCTGAAGACGGTTATAATGAAGCTTCTTTTCTTTGAATGAATACATAACTTATCAGTTTAACCTGTGCATGATAATACATTGTAAAACAATCATATATATCCGCACAGGATTAATTATAAAAATCAGACAACAGTTTGAATACGGGATCCGGAAATCTCAACCAAAGTGTCAGTATCAATTACGCGGAAAGTAATACGGCTTCCAGCACGGGCGGTCCATGTAGCTCCATCCTCAAGAATAAACACATCATTCTCAGCAACTGTAGCCGGATGTTCCACACCCTCACCTACCAGAGTTATATAGCGTCCCTTATCATTAGCCGCCAGACCGGAAACTGTAGCAATAGCCTTAGGTGAGGAGGTACAATCAGGAATGGAATACAAGTCCTGTCCCGGCGTAACGGTAAGATTAGTGGCATCCACCGGATTGGATTTGGCAGGCTGACGTACAATAGCACCTGTATATTTGTAATACTGTGAAATGGAAGTACGCTGGAATGTAAACGTCACATAACGTCCGTCTGCGTCATGTTTGTTTTCAAACGTTTGAAGAATCATCGGGCGGTCATAAGAACCGATGATATACCACTGGCTTTCTTCAATTTCTTTGAAGAGAATGATAAACTTGCCACCCGCATATTCTTCCGTGAAAGAAAGCAGTTTGTCCCGCTGTCCACCCATAACCGCCACAAACTGATTGGTTCCGGAAGTGGTGATATCCCCCTTCTCACCATTGCCTACAAAAGTGGGGATGGTATGGCACACAAAGTACTTCATATACTCACCATTCTTCATCGGAACCTGCCCTACCTCCCTGTTGGCATTGGGAGCCGGAAACAGCTGAGAATTATCCACCTGGTCAATACTGATCAGATAAATCTGATATGCAATGTTCGATCCATGGGTCTGACGGTCGGACACATCCTCAATATCACCAATATTCATCATTCCGGTGACAGCCATTGACAGCCCGACGGCAGTATCGGCAGAAGAATCAAAAACAAAGCTCAAGGAGAGCACTACAACCAGCACCGCCAGTTGAAATAAAAATATGCGGGAATTAATTCTTGTTCTCATAAATTTTCTGTTTAATAAAAAGGGCGGGCTACCACACCCGCCCCCGATTTAAAAACCTTTTTAATAACCAACCAAAAAAATTATCTAGCTCCAGGTACATTGGGCTGCGCTGTCTTATTGACTTTGCGTACACCACCAGTGCAACGTTCCAACTCAATGAATTTGTTCTGACTGTTCAGCATGACCATGATATAATCTCCTACAGCTGTCGGAGTCCATGCTTCGGAAATACTTTCAAAAGAACCCGCTTTGTCAATGCCGGTCACATTGGTTTTGTTTCCACACTCTACAATGTAAGCCACGCCTTTTTTGGCATTGTTGATCGCTGTCAGTTTCTTTTCACCGGTATTGGTTCCAGAAATAAACCAGAATCCTTTCGATGCGTCAGCTGTTGTGGCATCCGCCTCCAAGGTTACGGAAGGTTTATTCAAGAAGATCTGCTGCCATAAATAGTCATTTTCCTTCAGCTTGTCGGCAGAAGAGAAATTACGGCCGACAAATGCGGGCGAACATCCTTCTTTCCAGGTAGACCATCCGCGGACCATCTCCATCTGCATTTCTGTCTGCATGGCAAGCATCTCTCCCGGCAGATTCTCAAGGAACTGGATATTACCGGGAACCTGCATCATCATGAACGGCAGCTGACCTAAATAAGGCAGCCAAATAATACGCATATTGGTAGAACTGTCCGGTATGATATTAAGGTAACTGTTCGGTCCTGTAAAGTCCTGCTGTTGTCCATAAGCTTCACGCACATTCTGAATCCACCATTGCTTGTGGTTTTCGTTCAGATACATTACATGCTGGTCAAGGCTCATATCCTCAGACACTTTAGCCAGAATTTCCTTGTAGAATTCCTGTACGGTTTCCAGCATGTTGGCATCGTCATAAGTACGGTATGCAACATTGTCTGTCAACAACAGTTTATGTTCGTGGTGCAGACGGATAAGGGTATAGAGCACTCCGGTACCGGCATTTAGATAGGAACCGGCTACGCCCGTCTCAGGCTTCACATACAAACCTCTCATACGGCGCATATTCTGTTCACGCTGCGCGTTTTCAAGAGATCCCATAATGGCATATTCAATCATAGACCATTTGATCGGATCCGAGCCTTCACGGTTAAGGTAGCCTATATACATGCGTTCCAGTTCCTTCATTGGACCGAACTTCATCTTGATCATGGCATCGTCCACATATCCCATCTCCGGTTCAATCTCCATATCACCTTTATAAACCTCGCCTACCTGGTATGCTTGTGACACTTCACCAAAGAAAGCGTTGAAAATGACATCACGGTCCTGAATACCGTAACGAACAGGGAAATACTGGGTAAGCTGGCGGATGGAAAGCACACGGGCGATAATGGCATCCTGACGACGGATAAGATACTGGTCTCCACCCTTCATTCCCGTAACCTGGGAATAATCGGTGGCAAACTCACCCGCCGCCAATTTTTCCGAGTTTAGCTGGTTATGCGATTGCAAATAGCTGTAACGCTCAGCCAATGAAGAAGAATAGGCTTCCACTTCAGCTCCGAAAGACGCGGCTATCTTCTTATCTCCCAGACGCTGGTCTGACGCAGGATTGGCTGTGAACCGGTTCCATGGTTTATCCATGGAAAAAAATTCGTGCTCAATTCCGAAAAGGAATTTCTCACGGTCTCCGGAACCTGTAAATCCTACAACCGAACCGGCAACCGTAGTCATAGGGACATCATCAGCCGCATGATTACCCATAGCCATGAAGGTAGCGGATACAGCTTTCGCCATATCAAGTACCTGCTGTGCGGTAGGCTGCTCTGTTTTCGTATCCTGTACTCCATGCGCGGCAGCGCCTTCCACATTTTGTTTCGGGTTGATCAATCCTGACAACACGCTGAACGCCTCATTGATCTGTGCCTGGTCGGGCACGGCACGCTGTTCATCCTGGTAGGCCTGCATATCGGTATGAAAATCCGTTCCAAACTCCTCATGATAGGAGGCAAAAAACTGTTTCCATTCATCCGGCGTAAGAGCCTTCAGGGATTCCTCGGAGCCAGCGAAACCAAGCTTCTGAAGAATTTTCTGTACGTTTTCTTTAAATTTCATTGTGATACTAATTAAATTATACTTAATAACTGGCTTTTGGCCCGCTGAATGTCGGCATACTCACGCCCCAGACGGGATGCTTCCAATATGGCTTCTGTCAGAGTGGCCCTTGCATCTATCAAACCTTTTCCGATCGCTTCGTCCGTAAGGTAAATATCCCCGCGAAGAGCAGGCTCATCATCAGGAGCATCCTTAAGTGCCGGACGGGTGGAACGAACTTCGGACAAGAACATATCATTAAGAGGATTCAGCATACGCTCCACATACTCATCACCCTTACCGGAAGCCGCGTCATCCATAAGCTTGGTCTTAAGATCCGATGCGGAAGCATGATACGTATGCACCTCTATACCTATTTTTTTAAAATATTCGGAATAGTCCCAGACCTCGGCCATTGTCCCGATAGATCCTATCTTGTCATAACCGGTAGCGGCAAAAATTCTAGTGCCATGACAGGCGATGAGATAACCGGCAGATGCACATACGCGCTCGGCCAAAACAACCACCGGCTTACTCAAGTCTCTCATAGTCTCGGAGAGGCGGTCCATGTAAAATGCCTCGCCTCCCGGACTGTCTATATGAACAAAATGTGCAATGATCGCAGGATTGGATTCGGATGCCAGCAGATCCTTCTCAAACTGTTTGCTGGAAAAACGCCACCAACTGTTTGATGTGATTACACCGAACACGGGATAGTAAGCAATACTGTTATCGGGAAGTTCTTCAGAAGTATAATCGGAAACAATGCTGATATCCTTGTCAGGAAAAGCCATGCGGACCTGAGAAGAGCATAAATCCAAGGCACCGGAAATCACCTCGGTATACAGCATATCAGCATGTCCCTTTTCCGCATAATCGGAATCGTGAACATTAGGGAATGCTTCAGCTACGACAGAGGCGTAACCCTCTGCCGTAATGAGCAATCCTTGTCGGGATAAGAGAAGCTGCTGAAGATATTTCTGTGACTGTGTCATTCTTTTTTGTTTTTACAAAAATATCCATACCTTATATATATAAAAAAGACTATAAGACGGGCGGTTTCAGCATGGTGCACTTCATTGTGAGCCGTGCCGAATTAAGCTGGGGAGACAGGCACACCCTGGCAGGAATGTCAGCATCTCCAATCCCATAGCTGTTACCGGAAGTATCACGAAAATACAATATACCGGAACGGAAGATGGAAAACTCCCTTAATATACCGCTATCAGGACGTGATATGACAAGTTCCTTGTCACAATTGAAACTGGTTCCCGAAGCATTGTCCGAAGCCGCAGGTTCAAATGAAAACTCCTCGGCCAGAAAAACATATTGTTCCTGATTCATACCACCTGAGGGGACAAAAGTAACGACAATAGAGAATTCTTTATTTCGCTGATTCATAACACTTTGATAATTAATAAGTTCGCCATTTACCTCCATATAGCGGACAGTTTCACCGTCAAAACGGACAAAACGATACACTTAGTCGGTTGTTGATTTAATATTATTTAACCATGTTAGATAACCTGTATCATATCCTTCTTCCTTTCGCGCCGGGCTTTCCGTTTACGCAAGTTCTCACGCCACCGATAATAGTTCTTCAACAGTGCTTCTTCAGATACGGATTCAATGCCATAGGTGCACAGAAACTGATAGACAACGGCATTGTTGTCGAACAGGTGTCCGCGCTGGTCATTATCCAACAGGGTGGCGTGCAGCTCCTCGTTGAACTCACGACGGATGGCAAGTTCTATATACGCCACCGCACGCGCGGACAGATAGTTGTACACTTCGGGATTCTTTCCCTCGCGCCGGTTAGGCAGGGCCAATACAATATTGCCATCCGTATGCGGCATATTACTGGGACGACGGGACATATAATTCCATATCACATGATACAGATCTGAATTGTCGGGAATATTTATCGGGTCATTTGAACCTAAGGCATATTTTCCGCGCAAATATTCCGCCAAATAGGGAGTGATGTTAATTGTGGTAGTGATCATACTTTTATTTTTTTTAGTTGAAAGTTCTTATTTTTGCGACCAACAGACCAACAGACCAACAATGGGCTATTAGTATAAAGCAAAGTTAGTGATTTTCAGCCAATAAACAAACTATACCTTATATATTTATATTGTTGGTCAGCGACCAACACGACCAACATAAGGTATAGTTTACCCTCATTTTTACTAAATTATTGACAAATGCCTAAAAACGGAAGACCAACAGTCCGACCAACAAAAAACAACTACGACCAACAACGACCAACAGACCAACACATATTATATATATTATTACTTTATAAATTATATATATTATATTATAAATGAGATAGTTACGTTTTAAAGGCTATTTTTATATTTTTGAAATGTTGGTCTGTTGGTCTGTTGGTCGCATTTTTTGCAAAACTCTGAGTGCAAAAATGCGTGTGTCTATGTTTTCTTTAAAAAAAGGGGGTCCGGGGGATTTTTATTATAAAAGAACAGGGAATACGGTATTATTATTTTTTACCATATTCCCTATTGTATTAAGATAAATGATCTGCCGCATGTCTGAAGTCATGCGAATGCAATCAATGACCGGGTGCGGAACGGACTTTAAGCAGATCCAGCAAATGGCGGATATCTCGGAGAGTCTGCATCATAACCAGACGTTCACCATAGGAAGCGCCAGCTTCAGGATTGAGAACTATTTCCTCCACTTCATATATACCATTGAGAAGGCTTTCTATGTTGCTGTTCTCATCGTCCTGCAAATCATAGAGGAGATCCACTGCTTCATCGGTGAGTTTGACACCTTCGATGGTAAAGAAATTATCTTCAGGCATACCGGATGTTTCTTCAGCCAGTTTTAATATGTCAGTCTTCATCGCAGACCTCCTTTCCGGCATAAATACAACGAAGTGGCAAACCATGGAAGGCAGAGCAACGCAGGAACCACGGACACACATGAGGCACATATCAGCGCGGAGAATGAAAGACAGGCATGGCCCATCAATAACATCTGAAGATTGTTTATGGAAGATTCCATGACCATTGAGAACAGTGCGTTCTCAGAATTCAGCCATAGAGTAAAGGCTGAATGTTCCGCAGACTTAGCGGATAATACAAGTTCGTTTCTCATACGATGATGTTTATTTGGCATTTTAGGCAGAAAAAAGAACGGCTGCCATTTCCCGTGTCGCCAAACAAACATCATCGTAAACTCCGAAGAGCAAAGATTAATGTGGGAAAGACAGCCGTAGCTTTTGCAAACAAAAATTGCACTTCTACAATATCTTTACCATTTTCGTAAGTTTACGAAAATGGTTATATATAGGCATAAAAAAAGCCCACTAAATTGAGCTATATCCGTAACTCATCGGTATTGTTCACAATAATGTTTATTTGGCACTGCAAATCTAAATATTAAAATCAGTCTATGCAAGTGTTTTTGGGAAAATTTTAAATTATAGATTGTGAAATGCAATATCTATATTACTACTTATTTATAATAATCCAAATAACATTCATCAATCCAGCCCAAAGACTTAACACCATCCGTCACTTTGTATTCCCATTTTTCTACAGCTGATAGTTTTGACTTATTCATCCGATTGTAATGAAACACATCAATGACAACTACTTTTTTACCAATTCTCGTTTCATTAGGATCCTCAACTATAACCAAATAATCCCCGATTTTAAATTTTGCTTCCATACTTATTTCTTTTGATTATATAGCAAATGGAAGGTTGAGTTGCCTGTTGTTTTCCCTCCAGTCTTCAATAGTATACTTCATCACTTGATTAAGTTCGGCTTTAGCCTTATTCATTAATTTCTGGGCATCTTTAAAACGACGCTGGCAATCCTGATATTCCATCACTTTCTTTTCTATGATCGCTTGTTTCTGCTTTAGAAATGTTTTAGCATCACTAAAGTGTTCAAATAACACTTTATAACATTCCGTTTGATAAGCCATAAGATTTTGTCTCTTCTCTTCAACCACATTAGCGGGATTAATAGTTAATAGCCATCCGAAAATATATTCCATAGGCAAACAGAACATTTCTCGCTGTTTCCCATCAGCTCCAACTGCCTTGCAGAGCAAGGCAGTTGGAGCAAGTAAATAATGAGATTGAATCTTCTGTCTTTGCGCCTCAGAATCTATACCCAATGCTTCGCAAATAGGTTTTATTGGAACCAATCGTTCATCACTTATGGACATAATATCCACGTTGTTCACTCTTGCAATAATACTTGTAGTCATAATTTTATTTTTTATTGGTTATTAAAATGGCAGGCGTTCCACTTCAGGATCCTGCATATTTTTTTCTCTTGGTGTTTCGTTGCGTTTCAAATCAAGGCCATACATAGAGGCCAGTATATCGTAATTCAATGCGATGCAGCTTGTATTCTTATTCAGAGATTTGACACGGCGCACCATCATGGTATCGTTGCCTTGGGCTATATATTCTTCCGGAATATCCTTGCCTTCATTCTCCAGTTCTCCACGGGGTACTTCTTCCGTTTCCTTCC